CTAGGTCAATAACTACGGGAACTTGTGTTTCGTTATCATCAGGGCAAGTTACAATCACTTCAACACTCTCACCCACAGACTTACCACGAATATTTAAGAATAGATATTCAATGTCAAATGTCGATAACTTATCAACTTTTGTTCCACGAGTTAGAATACAATTTCCAATTACAGTTTTGATTGCATTTGTAATCTGTTTCTGATCCTCAGACTCCATTGCAATTATCAATAGTTTTTCTTCTTTAACTAGGAAAGGTCTGTATTTTATTTTTCGATTCGAAGAAGGTAAAACCAATTCATACGTCGGGGTTGCAATTCTTGGTAAAGGCATAATATTATTTTTAGTATATTATATAGACAGGATTTAGGAATTATTTTCAGATATTCCTTTTCTGATGCTTAAATTAGTTGACTCACCAGCAATGTATCTTTCGTAATTAAAAGTACAGTTGACTCTTAAAACATCAGAGTTTCCATATTGCACAGGTGTAGATGCCAGATTAATTGGAAACATACCAATAAAAGTATACTCTATTTCTTTATTATAGTCAACATTAAACTTAACAATCTTCGTCTTATCACACTTATAACCTGAATTACCTCTTGGGTATCTCATACGATAGAAATAACCTGGTGATGCTTTGGAGAAAGAAGTAATTCTTCTTTTCTCTGACCCACTTGATATGTAATCCATCCAGTGTTCAAAGAATTTAATCATCTTATAATCTTTATCAACATAAAACTCTAATGACATTTCACTGAATATTCTTGTATGTGCAAACTTTTCTTGAACACCAGTGAAATTTCCAAAGATATCACTTGTTGCTAATGCGCTGCCAGGTATAGAGGCAGCACTACACAATAGTCCAGAATTTTCAGTTATAAATCTTCTATCCACATTTTTTTGTCCTAAAAATGTAAATAAATCTGGTGACAAACCATCAAAAAATACTTGATAATGCGACGTTTGTGCCACATTTGTCAATAGGGGTTTGAATTCAGATATTTTCTTAGGTCTAACCATCTAAATACTCTATATCTCTATATTATAAACTATTTAGATGTCTTATAAAGGTAAATATAAACCATCAAATACTCGAAAGTATAAGGGTGACCCAACAAAAGTAATTTATAGATCACTTTGGGAAAGAAAATTTATGGTTTACTGTGACACAAATGAGAATGTATTAGAGTGGGGAAGTGAAGAGATATGTTTACCCTATCGTTCACCGGTTGACAATCGAGTACATCGATACTTTCCAGATTTCTACATCAAAGTCAAGGAATCTAACTCGATTAAAAAGTATCTGATAGAAGTTAAACCAAAGAAGCAAACAAGTCCACCCAAAAAACCAAGACGACAAACAAAAGGATATATCCGTGAAGCGTATGAGTATGCTAAAAATCAAGCAAAGTGGAAAGCGGCAAGAGAATTTTGTGCTGATCGTATGTGGGAGTTTAAAGTTATCACAGAAATCGAACTAGGAATCAAGAAATGAATCGTCCAACCGATGATAATGATAATCGTATCAGATCAATAGTTGACAGTGTTATCGGCACAGAAGATCCTGATGAATTAATGATTGATTTGATGGGTGCACTGACCGAAGGAAGTAAAGTTCCACAAGTTGGTAGATACTATACCTTCATATATAATCCTAAAACTCCAAACATTCCATATGATTCAAATCCTTTGGTTGGAGTTACTGAAATATTTGATTGGGGATTTCGTGGAATCAATTTTCACTGGGGTCAAATCAGAAAATATACGTGGAATGAGATTGCTGGTGGACTTTATGAAATTAATTCTGATGAACTCGCTGATGCCAGAGAGATTCCTTTTGGTCATATCCGTCTAAATAGTTAAAAAACAATAATGTCAAAGAAATTTTCGCCGTTAAGATATCCAAATTCCCGTATTGACACTGATAGTGACTACTTAGAGATAAGAGTTGTTGAATATAAAGCGCCAGGTTTTGATACAAGTGGTGACCAAGCCTTGATTGGTAACTCTACTGATGAATTACAAGAAAACATTGAGAATCCACTTGGTTTCATCTTCCTACCAATTCCAGAAAATATTCAAGATTCAAACGCTGTGAGTTGGGGTGATGACAATATCAATGGACTTGCTGCTATCGGAATGAAAGGAGCGATGGAAGCAATAAAAAATCCTAGTCTTTTAGATGGTGCAGCAAAAGCAGGGAAAACAGTCATAGGTGGAATAGGAGATTTAGCGGGTGATGCAGGAACACAAGATGCAGTAGCATCATTTTTTGCATCAAAGGCAGTCAACGTTTTAGGTGGTAATACAACACTCGATGGAGTCCTAGCAAGATCATCAGGTCAAATCATCAACCCAAATATGGAGTTACTCTTCAATGGTGTGACTTTAAGATCTTTTAGTTTCTCATTTGATTTAGCACCAAGAGATGAAAAGGAAAGTGATACAATCAAAAGAATGTTTAGGATATTCAAACAAAATATGCAAGCAAAGAAATCATCAGATGGTGGAGATACCTCAGGTTTGTTTCTTCGTTCACCAAATGTATTTCAACTTAATTATAAGACAGGTCGTAGAAATCATAACTTCCTACATAAATTCAAACCAATGGCACTTTTGAATATGGCAGTTAATTACACTGGTGGTGGAACATATGCAACATACGATGATACAACACCCGTCCATATGAAACTTGACTTGTCATTCCAAGAGTTGAATCCTGTTTACTCTGAGGATTATGATTCTGAAGAAGGTAAGGAAGGAGTTGGATTCTAATGAGTTATTTTAGAGAACTACCAGATTTTGAATATCAATCACCATTTGCAAATAGCACAGGTGCATCTGATTATGTAACTGCAAAGAATATCTTTCGCAGAATGAAATTACGTGATGACTTAAAAAACGTATTTACTTTGTTCAATAAGTATGTGATAGATGAGGGTGAAAGACCAGACACTGTTGCAGAAAAACAATATGGTAAATCAGACCTTGATTGGGTTGTGTTATTATCAGCAGGTATTATTAACGTAAGAAATGAGTGGCCGCTATCAAGTCGAGACCTTTATAATTTTGTTGTAGAAAAATATGGTCTTGCAGAGAAAGATTTTGTACATCATTATGAAACAAAAGAAATAAGAGACAGTCAAAACAAATTGATTATTTCAAAGGGAAACCGTGTAGATGCTAATTTTTCAGTAAAATACTACGATAATGGTTTTAAAACCAATTCAGATATTATTGGTGTTACCAATTATGAGTATGAAGTAAAAGAAAACATTAGAAAAACAACAATAAGTATTTTGAAAAGATCTTATCTGCAGATATTTTTAAGTGACATAAAAAAAGAGATGACCTACAAGAGATCATCTCAGTTTGTGAATAATAATTTGATTCGAACAGCAAATACTAAACTAACAAATTAATTACTCTTCTGCTAACTTAGCAAAGTATGAAAGAGCATCATCTTCATCTGCATCAGTTGTAACTGATCTTGATGTGGAATCAGCAGCAGCAGTAACTTCTTGTTCTGCTCTTTCTCTTTCAATAATTTCTACTTCGTCTTCAACTTCTGCGTCTTGACGAGGTGCTGTATTACCAAGAACATAGTTCAATCTTCTCTTAAGATCATCATATGACTTGAATTGTTCAGGAGCAACTATCTCAGCAAGAGATAATTCTTTCTTCCATAATGCTTCAAGAGCATCGTCATCATCAAGTAAAGGACTTTGTGGAGCAAACTCAGAACTATCATAGTTTCTGTATCCTGCTACATTCTTTGCCTTTAATTTGAAATTGGCACCTTGCCAGAAATCAAATGGATCAATTGCTTCTTCATCTTCAAACTCAGGTTGCATTGCAGCAGTAAGTTTATCAAATATTTTTTTACCATACTTGAATAGAAATACTTTACCCTCGTTCTCTGGATTTGCTGGATCTTTTACAACATAGATGTTGCTAGTGTAAGTTAACTTTCTCTTTTGTTTACGAGCAGTTTCCTTTCCACTGTCAGTTCCATTATTCCAGAGTTGTGTGTTATACTCTGAGACAGGATCTTTTTGACCTAATGTAGTCAAAGAGTTTTCAATGTACCATCCACCTGGTCCTTGAAATGCATGAGAATATAATTTAACAAATGGTAGGTCTTCACCATCAGGTGCAGGTAAAAAACGAATAACAGCATAACCATTACCACTTTTATCTACATCTAACTTCCAAAGGCGATCATCACCTGATGCGCCATTGTTATTCATTTTCTCAACTTCTTTAACTAACTTTGCAGTCAAAGAACCTAGCTTAGATTGTTTTTTTAATTTTGCAAACGACATTTGGATACCTCGGATTAAATTGGATTGCGTTGGATAATTGGATTATAACAAAGGATAGATTAAAAGTCAAGTGACTTCTGTTTTTCACACTTAAAATAGATTTTGATTTGATGAAATTTGGATGGTTTGTAATGATGTTCAAGAGGTTTTGAATACTCTTTTAGTGGATTTCGGTGGATTGAAATTAGATCGTGTTTGTGATACATAAATGATTGGTTGTAACCAACTATTTATATGAGTTTTTCACATTTTGTTAAGATTTTTTAACTGGTCTATTGTCTTCTCCATTCCTTCAAATAACCTTTCAACACTAGTTCCTGACGGGAATCCCATCAGTGTAACAGATTTTCTCATTGTCTCTTTCATTTCAATTGCCTGAGGGTCATCTGAAAGACTTAATCTTCCATACATTATTTTTTGTTTTTCTAATAACAAAGATAATTTGTCAATGTGTTCCTGTTGTTCCTCAGATGACAAATTTGGAAAAGCAATTAAACTTCCATAAACTTCTTGTTGAAGTTCATTGATTTGTTCTAATTCTTCTCTTATAATAGGTGAATCAAAAAAATTACTCATCGATAAGTCCTTTTAAAATTTGTTTATACTGGAACACATTAATATTTAGGAAAGGTAAATACTTTTTAATTTTCAAACTTACGGTTTCCCATACCGGATCAACTAACTTTT